CTAATCCTCTTTCTCTTCTTTTAAATCAAAATCTAAAGATGTAACTCCAAGAATATCTTTCCAATAGTCAGCATGTTCTTTTTTGTAAGCCTCAATAGATATTTTTTCTTCTGCAGCTTCTTTTCCTGCTAAGAACCCGTGTGGTGTTACAATTATCTTTCCATCTTCATAACCCAATCCATTGATGTGGTTTTTCATAACAGAAACTTTTGTTCTAATTGCAAACTTAACACTTCTCTTATCTTTTGTTGCGGTAATCTTGTTTGTTCCCGCTCCTTTTTGATTACCAAATAAGAATACTAATGATGAGTTTAACCAAATGGCCTCACCACCTTTAGCTTTAATTTTTGGTTGACCAAACGGATTGTCAGGTAATTCAACCCATGGTTGGTTAACAATAACCAACGTGTTTTCGTATTTTGAATCAGATTTACGAGAACCTGAAATACGTTGGTTGATACCCATACCAATTTTGTCTGCGAGTGTAGACGCGTTGTGTTGTTTACCACCTTTACCTTCAAAGGTCATCTTACAAGGAACTGAACCAACAGAATCCCATAAGAATAATAAACTATAATCCAACTCACCTTTTTCTTGTGCGTCTAACAAACTATTGATGTAGTCAGTAATTTGTTCAATGTAGTTGAAATTGTTATTGAAGATGTAAAAACCATCCCAATCTAATTCCCCTGTTGCTTCATCAACAACTTCTTCACAATCAAAACCCATAAGTTTTGCGTGTTCAAAAGACCATTTTTGTTCTGTAATAATGAATACAGGTAAGATACCTTTCTTCTGAGCATCAACGGCAGTTTTGACTAACGCTGTAGTTTTTCCTGTATCTGAGTGACCCAACAACATATTCAAATGTCCGATAGCGGGACCAGGTAATCCAACCGCATCTAAGAAATCTTGTCCTAAGTCAAAGAATCTTTGGGGTTTGTATTTTGCAGAGGTTGAGAATTTCTTCTTAACTGAACTGAAATCGTTTTTCTTTATTGCCATGTGTGATATAAATTAAATCATGCATGGTACCATACAAGATACCATACATGATGTGTTTTGTTTTATTAGAAAGGTAATTCTGTGTCAACCTCGTCATTCGCTTGAGGGTCAACGATAGGTGTTTTTGTTTCAGCTTTTTTAGCTCCACCCATAGATGTTGTAGATTCGCTGCTGTTTAGATAAACATACCCACCTTTATCACTATCCCATTTTGGAGTTTCTCCACGAGCGATTGCTTCAAGATAGTCAACAGGTTTTTTAGAATATACGTCCAACCAAGTCAACTCGTCATTAATCCAAGAGTCACCTTGAACTTTTTCTTCGTGGATTGCTGTTGGGTCGTCATACATAATTGTAGATACACTTGTGTATTCTTTACCTGCAGGTGTTTTAGATTTTGTTAATTCAATGATAAGGTCACGTCCTTTTTCAGGGTCAGTGATATCACCTTTGTTTCTCCAAATTGGAATGATTTTATCCAAGATACCATCATTCTTGTAATTGTGTTTAAATCTCCAAAACTTTGGACCGTCTTCTTCGTGGTCTCTGTCAATTACTTTTACGATATAGAATTTACGAGACTTATATTGTTTCGCCAATTCTTTATCAGATTCTTTACCTGTTGACATCAATTCTTCATAAACCTCATTTAATGGAGAACGCTCATTGTCATTCTTTCCTGGGTCATAGAATTTTTGCCATTGTCCACCTACTTGGATTTCGTGATACCAAGCTTCTTTAAATGGTGAAGAACCATCTGGTGTAGGTAGGATACGTACTCTACGTTGTCCTGATTTCTCTTTGTCTCCTAAGATTAAAGCGAAATACTTTTTCATTCTTTCGTCTTGCGACATTTTGCTTTGGGCCCCGCCCCCTTGTTGTGATTTTTCGTACTGTGCCAATACGGCGTCTAATGAACTCATCATGTTTTTCTATTTTTAAATTGTTAAGTTGTTATGCAAATATAGTATAGTTTTCTGGTTTTGTCAAATAAAAAAGCCACCTTTTGGGTGGCTTTCATTAGTATCTCAATTAATATTATTTGTATTGATATTCATCTTTGAATCCGTTTCCTTGAAAAGAACCTTTGATGTCGTTAACATTAATGTCTGTAACATCATCAGGAGTTAAAACATAATCATTTTTTCCCGTTTTTTCCATCTCTTCTTGTTTGTCGTCAAAAAATTGTGAAAGTTTTTGGTTGAATGGGTATGAATCATAACTTCTTAACTCTAATTTTTCTTGAGGTGTCTTTTCTCTATACTTCTCAATTTTGTTTTCAAGAGCATTAAGTTTATTCATAATCGCATCCATCTCACCTAATCTTGATTCCAATTTACTTAATTGACCAAATAAGTTTTCAAAATAGTCGTCTTGTTTAGATTGAATATCTTTTTGAGCCGTAACCAATTCTGTGATGTCTAATTCTTCTGAATCAGATGAACCATCTTTCTTTTCGTCAGATTTACCTTCATCATCAATTTTTTCAACATCAGGGTCGTTTTCAACATCAATTGGGTCTGACCCGACTGGTGCCGCTGGTGGCGGTGGAGGTATTACCGCAGCGTCTGCTGGCGGTGGTGGAGGTGTTGCTCCTGCTTCAGGTGCTAATGCTCCTAAATCTAAAGGTGCTTCAGCTTCTTGCTCCATTATATACTTATTGATACTTCTGTATCTATTTATTTCACTTAATATTTTTTTATCTAAACTCATAGTATTAACCGTTTAATAATTGTTTTATACCGTTAGCAGTTTCAACTCTAACTTTTCTGTTGGCAGTTGTTTGGTACCCAGCTCTTTCAATAAGACCGTCTCTTTCTCTTACAGTATAACAATCTCCTGTATCTAAGTCGCAAACTTGTTTAGTTCCGTCACCGTTATCTTCTTGGGAGAATCTTGTTGATTTACCAAGGTAGTTGTCTAATGCTGATTTAATATCCATAATAATGTTTCTATATAAATATATGATTAAATTATAAAGTGAATGGAGGTCCTGTCACTGTTTGTTTTAATACTTGACCTCCAACTGGATATGTTTGTCCATATGGGTAATACTCTATTTGTAATTTAAACACTCCTTTACCTGATAGAGTACATTCATTAGTATATTTTGTGTCTATACCACCAAGACAACTATATGCGGCAATTTCACCATTAGAATTAAGATATTGAATAGGTCCCTGATTTTGTAAATCAAAGTTTGGGGCGTTGAATTTAAATGTAATGTAACCACTATTGTCAGGTTTTTTTATGTTGTAATATTGAAATCCATTACCTTGTAATGATGGACTTTCACCCACTAATGTAATTGAAAGTGGTTGTTCAGGGAATGTTGGTGTTGTTGATGGCGTAGGAGTAAAATTAAAATTAAACGATTGCGGTACGTTTTGAGGATTTTTAACTTTATCGGTAGGAACGGCAGTAACAGTAAATTTAAGGTTAACTGTTTGTCCATCTTTAACAGGAACTGTTTTAAACTCAGGTATTGGGTTATTAACCAATATGTCCGCAACATTATTATAAGTTATGTTAAATGTATTGTTTGATACGTAACCTAAAATTGGTGTAGTAACAGTTCTATTTAAAGTCTGTGTTCTAACATTATTTACAATTGTGTTATCATAAACCGAAACAATCATACTTACTTCATTTTGTAATGTCCAAGTATTAAGTGCCGCAGCATTAGGATTAACCGTAACAATTAAATTTAAAGTTGTTCCATTTGGAGTTGTTTGTGTATTATCATCTAAAGTAACTGGTCCAGTTTGTTGTGGTTGAGTATTAGTATTTGTTGAATTACCTGGTGTTGGAGTTACTTGAGCGGGGTTATAAGTAAACCCACTTAAAGTTGTTCCATTACCGTAAGTTCCTCTAAGAACTATTGGGTTAGTTTGTGCGGTAGTTGTATTACTATAAGGAACAACAACACTAATGTTAAATGCATTTAAAATAGTAATTCCTGTAGTTGTAGTCACATTATTTATTGTTACACCTGTTACTTCGTCTAAGTTCTTACCGACAATAGTTAAAATAGTACCACTCACACCCGTTAACGGTGATAAAGATGTTATAGTTGGTGGAGGACATGATGGTATAACATTTGTAGTTGTATTTAAATTGTTTGGTAGTGGTGTCACTCCCGCATATGTATCGGCAATTTTTTTCTTTTGTTTGGCATTTGCAACTTTTAATTTTGTTGTTGCCTCAACATTTAATCCTGCATCACCTGCCGATTTAAACGCTTTATTAAATGTCGCTTCTAAAGTTTTAAATTCTGTTATATGAGAATCAAAATATTCTTCTGTAACTCCAGCAACTGGCCAATAACAAACATAATACTTAGTAATACCTAATCCTGTAGTTGCGCCAAATACCCTACTTACATTTGCGGATAATTTAGATATCATAAAGTCAAAGAATTTTCCAATAGTATCAAAATTTGCAATAGGCTGTGATGTTTTTTCACTTGTTAAGTTTGGAATATTAACACAAGAGTATTTTTTAGGACTAAAGAATCCACTACTTTCACCGTAATCTGTTGTTAATGTTACGTTAGCATAATTGTTATTATAACCATAAAATTTATTTTCATTAAATATTTTAGCATAACATATCATGTAAATAAGAACTTGTAAATCAGGGTTATTCGTTTTCTTTTCAAGTTCAGAAACAAATTGAGATGGGGTAAGACTAACAGTGTTTGATGTCTGTGCGTCACCAAAACTATTATAGGCGGTTGCCAAATTATTACGACACGAGTTTTGTGCCGCGGCAGTACTATCACCTGTTTGACTCACATATTTAGATTTATTAATATTTGTAATAGCCTTACCTGAAACATCATCTTTTTTACTTTTAATAATAGCCTCAATTTTACTCAATAAATTTTGATTAATACTTTGTAAATAAGTGTCTATTGACGGTAAATCATATATCCCTTGTCTTGTACCTTTAAACGTTGTTTGAAAACTTCCTTGTGTAATATTATGGTCTACTTCAGTTATAAAATACGGACCATTAAACATTGGAACATGTCTAAGATTAAAATACATTGTTGGTTGCAATAAAGCATTACCTAAACAAACAACACTACATTGATAACTTCTCTGTTTGTATAAATTATATAGACTAACATTTTGTGTCGCAACATTTCTACCTGACGCTTGGTCAACCATATTAAGTTGGGTTTGAATACTTTCAGAAGTTGCTCTTCCTCCATCCATTCCAACCTGCAACGAATAAAATATATTTTGGTTTCTAATACCAACATCAACATTAAAACCAACACATTTATTTGAAACCGCATAATCTTTTTTACCTGCAGGGTCTTCAATTAGTGGGTTATCCGAGGCTCTCCTTAATTCAAAAGCGTCGTCCCTAAATCTTGAATTTCCTTTTGGTAAATCTAAATGTGTTGATGGTTGACCAGCATAAAAACAAATCATTTTAGGCCCTGATTTTCTATAATCAACATCTAAAAATGTTCCCCACATGTTGTCAGCAAATTCTAATTTACCTTCAGGTTGCGGTATTGTAGTACCATCCACATCTTGTATATTATAAAAATTAACATAAGCAGGTAACGGCATCACATTAAATTTATTTTTAATTAATAAACCACTAACAAATGTGAATA